CTTTGTCTGTGAAGCGTTTGAGGGATGATGCGCCATGCGCCAACCTCTTTAAAATTGAGATATGTTGTTGCTTTAGTTCCATTTGTTTTCCCTTGTTAATTCTTTTTAAACCACTCTGGCTTTAATACAAGAAGTTGCCATTGCCTTGACTTTGGAACATTTTTCCATTGAGCAATTGCCGATTGAGTAATGCCCAAAATAGAAGCAAGTTTGTTTTGCGTACCCGCTAACTTAATTAATTCAGATTTAGTCATATATAAATTATATAAGATAACTTATAAATAACAATAGGGATTTACCATTAGGTATTAACCCTTAAAACCTATTAATTATTAGGGAAAACACCTAGAAAATAGTTCTTGACATTTATATAAGTTGGCTTATAATATATATAACCAAACAAATTCTTGTATGGTATTTTTTGAAAGGCGTTAATGGAATACATATATAACGATGGTGGTCGTAAGGCCGCTGGATTTAAAGGGGTGGCTGGTGACTGTGGTGCAAGAGCAATGGCAATAGCCCTCAATCTTGATTACAAAACAGTCTACAAAGAATTAGCAAAAGCCAATGCCGACAATGGTCGAGCCAAGTCAGCAAGGAATGGAATTAACAAAGACATTTATGCTGATGTGTTAAGAAGGTATGGATGGGTTTGGCAACAAGCCCCTAAGTTTGTTGGTCGCAAAGCAAGATGCTCTGATATGCCATCAGGTGTTGTGATTGCCAAACAAGCCCATCACTTTGTAGCGGTAATTGATGGCGTTGCTAATGACGCTTGGAATTGCACACACAGGATGGTGTACGGATACTGGAAAAAGGTATCTTAGGGTTTGTCCTAGTTCACAAGCCTTTTTAATCATTGACAATCCTCTTACCAACTTAAAAAGGAGTGAATGATGTCGGTAAAACCTAAAGATTTTCAACATGAGATTTGTGTCTACTTGGAGGGCATTGGCGAGTGCTTGGTGTGCTTTGACATACTGACCCCAGGCGATGAACTCGATGCTGACCACTCAGACGATTACGAGATTGACTTTAGCGTGTTTGATGAGCAAGATAAGCACATCACTTACGATATAAGCAAGAAACAATATAACCACTGCGAAAACAAAGCAATGGACGAGATGCGAGATATAACTACACAATGGCACAAAGAATGGGAGCAATGTTTTGACTAAAGCAGAGATGATCACGCACTTACGCATGGCGGCTTGTAATGAGAATACAGTCACAGGCATGGCAAACGCATTTGACTTAGGTGCTGAACATGAACGGGATGTTATTGCTTCCATCATCTTCAACATGGTGAAAGAACAGCATCTAGCACAGAACATTGTTGACACTATCAGGGTGAGAGAATGAACGACAAACTTGACCAAGCGTTTGACTTGCTGGAATTTGATGTGACCGACCAAATGAGAAATAGCACATACCTTGCTGAACAACGCAAGATTTCTACTGGTGTTACAGATGGCAGTATTCAACGCGCATTGGTCAGGGATTTGACAGAGAATCTACGCACATTACAAACAAGTAATGACCCATTACTACTTCGTAATGATGTGTTGGAAGAGGTGGCGGTCGAGTTGGCTAAGTTGCCCTTTGGTGATACAGCCGCATCGTATGCCGCATTTGTTAGGGCAATGAAAAGTTAACATTTTTTAAGATAGGAGTTAATGTGAATAGAAAACCAATTGGTGTTAACGCACCATACCGCAAGCCTGACTTTACCTTCCAAGATATGCTCTTGGATCGCATCAAAGTATTAGAAGCCTTGGTTGCCAAACTAGAGCAACGCATCAAAGTTCTGGAGGGCAAATGAAAATCAAAGACGAACTACAAGCCATCTATGAAGATGAAGAGAATGTCTACTACTGTTGTTACTGCTTAGAGCCACAAGGCGAGAAGATTACTTGTTGCTTTGAAAACCACTTCGTAGAGTTCAAATACTTGTTTCCCAATGACCAAAAACAAATTGCACAGGAGATTCTTAATGGATGATTTCACACCAACTACCCGTATGTTTTCACGTTCTTTGCGTGAGGCATATCCAAAAGATTACGTGAACGAGAACCTTATTGAAGGGCCGTTTTACAGCGCACCCAACATACACGACATACCAGTTTTGTTTGGACTAATTGCTGTCATAAGCATGGTCGCATACGCAATTTGGAGATACTTTTGAACGACTACTCAACCATTCTAATGAGGATAGAACAATCGGTGAAAACTTTAGATAAAAAATGCCTGTACAAGAAGTATGATGGGTTCATCCAAGACATAAGCGCAATTCAGAATGATCTGGTTATGCTCAGTCATTGGATAGGTGAACAGCAAGTTAAACATAGTGAATATTTAAAAAGGAGTTAATGATGAATAGTGAACAAGTGTTAGCAATGCTCAAAACAAACGTCAACGAGCATACAGAGAAGAAAAACAATCTTACATACCTATCATGGGCATGGGCTTGGGCAGAGGCTTTAAAGGCCGATCCTGAAGCCATCTACAAGATAGAAATGTTTGGCGATAAGTGTTTCATGGACATCAACGGCACAGCAATGGTGTTCGTTACTGTCACATTGTTTGGCAAGCCAATGACCTGCCAACTTCCCGTGATGGACTATCGCAACAAAGCAATCCCTAACCCAGACGCATTTGCAGTCAATACAGCCATCATGCGTTGTATGACAAAGGCTTTGAGTTTGCATGGTTTGGGTTTATACATCTATGCGGGTGAAGATTTGCCTGAAGGTGAGAGCGATGAAGGCACTCCAGATGAAGGCAAGATGCTTGACTACATTGCGGCTATTGAAGCCACCACAACAGTTGATGAACTAAAGAACATCTACATTGAGGCATTTGCGGCTACCGATGGCAACAAGGCATGGCAGACCAAGATGATTGCCGCCAAAGATGCTAAGAAGAAGGTGCTGAAATGAACTTCTTACGAAAGGCAATACCTGAAATACAGGGGCAATTGAATAGACAAAGCAATAAAAAGTTTATCGAAGTAATTGATTGGGTGTGTGATAGAGCAGTAAAGGCTGAAAAGTTTGTTATGCCCAATGGTGGACAAATTTTTGACTCAGGTTTTAGAGCCTTGCCTGAAAAGTTAAATTTACCATTTCCAGAGATTGTTCTTGAATATTCTTGCGTAAGGGTACAGGGGGGAAATGTTGGTAATGGTTTGGCATCAGAAATACTTGGAGAAGATTTATCTCATAATGCCCCAAAACGAATAGTTTTTGCTATTCAAAAGGAAATTGGCATTGCAATATTTTCCTTAGTTGAAATGAAAATTCCTTTAGGACAATATAGTTGGATGTTTATGCCATTTGGTGCTTTGGTTTCCAAGAAAGAAAATTTCCAGCGTCTTGAAAATCCACTTAGCGAAATAGATAAGCCTTTAATACAAGGGGTTGCTGTTACTTATCAAGATTTTAGCGGTCTTGCAATACAGCGTCATGGTGCTGATTGGGAGAAGTATGCCGCAATGGATTTAAATGATGAAATTCTGTCTGTCTTGTCTTTGCTTGAAGCATTGAGTTGCAAGAATGTAAGTACCGAAAAATTGCCTAGTCGAAAGTTAAACAAAGGAGCGCAAAAAAGGGGCGCATTGTCTTTTGACGAATATCATGTGCTAACAATAAATAGAGCCAACGCAGATAGTGCTTTGGGGTTTGGTGGGGGAACTCATAGATCACCCCGTGAGCATTTACGCAGAGGTCATATCAGGCGTTTACCGCAAGGAAATGTTTGGGTTAATTCAACAGTAGTTAATCCTAATGTTGGTGGAAAAATAAATAAAGTATATGAACTGCAAGGAGAAATGGCATGAGTGAAGTAGAACAATTAAGCCCTGAGTGGTTTGCTCAACGCTGTGGCAAGGCTACTGCATCACGCATATCTGACATCGTTGCTAAAACAAAGTCAGGTTACAGCACCAGTAGGGCTAACTACATGGCTCAGTTGGTAGTCGAGCGTATGACTAACCAAGTTGCTGAGTCTTACACCAATGCGGCAATGGAATGGGGTACTGAACAAGAACCTTTTGCTAGGGCGGCATACGAGGGCAAGACAGGCATTTTG